AAGTCTAACATTTGCAAGCATGAAAACAAAATTAGGATTATCAAAATTCGTAGAACTAGGTATATTAAGTGCTAATGAAGTTAGAGAAATTATGAATTATGCACCTAGAGAAGGTGGAGATGAGTATGTAAGAAGGCTTGACACTAGACCAACTAGTGAGTAGGAGGTGAGTAAGTGGCTAAAAAAATAAAAATAAAAGGTGTAATTATTCCCAACGATTATAAATGGATCTATGATTGGTTTGAAATTGATTCTACTTGTCCTAACGATGTATCAAATGTTTTAGACACTTTAAATGGGGAAGAAATAGAAATTGAAATTAACAGTGGCGGAGGTGATGTTTATTCAGGTAGTGAAATTTATACAACTTTAAAAGGTTATGAAGGTAAAAAAACGACAAAGATAGTTGGAGTTGCAGCTTCTGCAGCTTCTATTATAGCAATGGCAGGTGACAAGGTATTGATATCTCCTACTGCGCAAATGATGATACACAATGTAAAAGGTGGGGCAGAGGGAGATTATAGAGATT